GGCGGACGCGGCCACGATGTAGGAGTCCCCGGCCGCCGGGTTCGCGGGCGGGGCGGACAGGTCGCGGTCCCTGACCGAGAGGTGGAAGCCGAAGCGGCCCAGGGTGAGCAGGTTGGCGTCCATGGCCACGTTCCAGCCGGACTCGCCCAGGCCCCAGCCGTAGTTCAGGCCGCTGCGCGGCTCGACGGAAGCAGGCATCAGATCCCTCCGTAGAAGTTCCCGTACTGGAAGCCGTAGCCCGCGCGCGGGATCACGCGGTCATGGCGCTGGAGGCTCGCGAGCCCGTCGCGCACGGACTCCAGCTCGAAGCGCAGCCGCCCGTTGAGGCGGTAGGAGCTTGCCGAGGGCTCGCGGGCGGCGTAATGGGCGGCCGCCTCCTCCGGGGTGAGCGCCCGGCCCACGTAGTAGGCCAGCTCGTCGAGGGCGCCCGCGACCCACTGGAGCGCCGGGCGGCCCATGATGCAGATCGGATTCGCGGGCGCGTGGTCCAGGACCGAGGGCAGGGTCAGGCTCGTGTTCAGCACGCCGTTGATGAACATCTCCAGCTTCCAGACGTTGGCGCTCACCTGGCGGCGCTGGAACACGTAATGCCGATAGGCTCCGTCGTTGAGGCCGGTGGCGGCGGAGGTGAGCTCGTATCCGCCGCCCGACTTGTCCCGCATCTGGATGCGCCCGGCCGAGCTGTAGTTGGAGAAGACCGTGGGGCCCTGGTAGGGCGAGGGGTCGTAGAACTTGCCGAAGACCATGCCGTAGGCCGTGCCGGTGAACTTCAGCCAGCACTCGATGGCGTACTCCCCGGTTCCGGGGTTGAGCGCGGCCTGGTGCGGAACCTGGGCGTAGTCGTTCAGGCCGTCGAAGCGCACGGCCGTGTTCCCGGGCACGGCCCCGGCCTCGCCGAAGACCGGGTTGTTGAAACAGGCGGCGTCGTGGCCGTGGCCGCTGGAGTCCGCGAGGGTCGGACCGGCCGCCTCGCCCATGCGCCAGTATGCCGTGGGACCGGCGGCCGCCACGACCTGGTCGTAGGTCCGGGTCTCCGGGTCCGGCAGGGCCAGCCCGCTGTCGGCCCGCTCCTCGGCCGGGGCGTAGTCCCAGCCCTCGGTCTCGAGCCCCTGCACGGTGCGCAGGAGCGCGTCGGTCTCGCCGTAGATGCGCAGGGTGGAGGTGGTCCCTTCCTCGGGCGTGACGCCGTCCTCCTCCTGGGTCACCACGTAGGCGGTCTGCTGCACGCGGTTGCGGTGGGCCCAGGCCAGGGACAGCCCGGCGGTTCCGGGGATGGCCGCGGGCCAGGCCTGGCCGTTCACGCGCAGCCGTCCCGGCGGATAGGGCCGGGCGAAGCGGCCCGCCAGGGTCACGGAGAGCTCCGGGGCCTCGGCCAGGGCCAGGGTCGCGCCCGGGGTCCGGGTCAGCACCCGGGCCTTCACGGTCTCGCCCGAGGCGTATTCCTCCCGGGGCAGGAGCGGCGAGGCGTCCAGCAGGGCCCGGGCCCCGGCCGGGTGCGGCGCGGGCAGGGTGTCCAGCACGCCCCGGGCCACGCCGAGCGCGCCGTTGTTCACGGATCGGACCAGGAGGATTTCGCCCTCCAGGAAGAGGAGCTGCCCGGGTTTGGCGGCCTCGAAGTCCGTCAGGTCCGCCAGCAGGATTTCGGTCTCCGCCGGGCCCACGGCCAGGGCCAGGACGCCGCCCGGGGTCCAGGCCCCGCCGAGGCCCTCGTCGGGGTCGTACCCCTGGCCCGCGTCGAACACGGCCTGGTACCCGGCGGAATCGGCCTGCGGCGCCGGGGCCAGGACCAGGAGCGCGGCCGAATCCGGGCCGAATTCGTTGAGCAGGAACTGGTATTCGCCGGTGAGGTGCTTGATGACGTGCCAGTACGGGGCCTCCAGCAGGCGGGCCGCCGAGGCGGGCGCGGGCGCGCCGACCGGGCTGGTCCAGGGCGCGGGCCGGGGCGGGGCCACGGTGGAGATCACGGGCTCGGCGAACACGTCCTGGGCGCAGGTGAGCCTGACCGTGCCGTCGGTGAGCGCGCCGTGGCTCACCGCCAGCACGCGCAGGACCATGCGTTCGATGCCGTACTCCGGCCAGCGCCAGGCGAACACGTCGCCCGGCTTGAGGCCCCGGGCCGCGCGGGTGGCCACCAGGGTGGCCTGGCAGAGCGAGCCGGTGCGCTGGGCCAGCTCCCGGTCCGCCACGCGCTGGGCCAGCTCCGCGTGCCGGACGCCCGGGAAGTCCAGGGTCTCGGAGACCACGGAGCCCTGCATGTTCACGGCGGCCTGGTCGCGGGCGTAGACCGTGCGCTCCCGGTTCAGGTCGTCGCGCCAGAGCACCTTGACCTCGTTGGTGATCTCGCCCCAGCCCGGCCGGTAGTACTGCTCCACCCGGATGATCTCGTCCGGGCCCAGGAGCGCGAGCCCGGCCGGGTCGTAGTCCCCGCGCAGGAGCTTCAGGCCGATGCGGCCGCTGGACGGGATCTCGTAGAGCGTGGCGTCGATGTGTTCGAGCACGGACTGGATGAAGTCCTCGACGCTCGACTGGGCGTCCCAGAGCAGGGAGAGCCCGAGGCGCTCGGCGAAGAGGGTCGCGGCGGCGGCCGCGAAGCTCGGCAGGTCCAGGCCGCCGGGGTCCAGGCCCCGGCCCCAGTCCGCGTTGGTCAGGCACTCGTAGATCATGTGCGCGGGGTTCATGTCGAAGTCGGCGGCGGTCTCGGCCATGCCCTCGTAGGGCACGGCGGACTCGCCGATCTCGTCCCAGCGGGCGTCGGCCGGGGCGAAGAGGGAGTCGGGCCGGGTGCGCACGGCGCGCACGCCCAGGGGCCGCATGTACGGGTTGTTGCCCCAGTAGGTCTGGCGGAAGACGAGCGAGGCCACGCCCCGGGCCGCGCTCATCAGGGGGGAGACCTTGGCCAGGAGGTACGGATGCCGGGGCTGATAGGGGCCGCCGTTGAGGATGTTCACCACCCCGGAGACCCCGCCCTCGCTGTTGCTGAAGAGCGTGGGCGCGTCGAGCACGATGGAGCTGTCGCCGATGGACGGGTCGGGCCCGTCGGCGGTCCAGCGCCCGGTCTTCACGCCCTCCCAGCCGTACTTCTCGCCGAAGCGCAGGCCCAGGACCGCGTTGATCTCGTGGGCCAGGACCACGTGCAGGCCCCAGAAGTACTGGTAGCCGACGACGACGCTCTTGCCGCCCTTGCCGCCGCCGCTCATCGCCCGGCCTCCCGGCGGGCCAGGTCCAGGAGCTTGAGGGCCATGGCGTCGCCCGTGGCGGCCAGCTGTTCGCCCGGGGTGCCCTCACGGAGGCATCGCCGCCAGTCCAGGCCGTGGGCGGCGTAGAACGCGCGGCAGCCCCGCAGGCAGTAGCCCAGGGCGCGCATGTGCCGGACGTGGACCCGGGGTTCGCTCATTTCTTGCCGCCTCCCTTGGATTTGATGGCCACGGTGCGCAGGTCGCCCCACCAGACCACGTTGGGGTTCTCGATGAGCCGGGTGCCGAAGAGCACGGGCACCGGGCGGCCCTCGGTGGCCGTGGGCACGTCGATGTCCGCCATGGTGGCGGGCTTGGCCGACGAGTCGGACTTCGGCGAGGCGCGCAGAAAGGAGCCCAGGACCGCCACGGCCGCCCAGGCCACGAGCCACCAGAAACCCACGGACGCCTCCTAGCAGACCGGATCGCCGGTCATGGGGTTTTTCCAGGGGATGAACGGCCAGCCCCCGAAGTTGGCGATGTTCCCGCGCGCGTCGCAGGTCTCCTTGGTCTTGTCGCAGCCCGCGCGCAGCGTCACGGGATCGCCCGCGCTGAGCCCGGGCAGGGCCCGGCGCAGCACGACGGCCTCCCCGGCGTGGGAGACGATCTCCCGGGCCCCGGCCGAGGTGGAGAGCAGCAGGCCCTTGGAGAAGAAGCCGTCGGGCTTGGACGAGAGCCCGCTCACGCGCAGGGTCGCGCCTTCCACCGCGAGCACGCTCCCGTCGAGCTCCCAGAGGCTGCCGTCCGGCCAGGAGGTGAAGGGGCGCGGCTCGTCCGGGCCCAGGCCCCGGCCCCGGAAGAAGAGCCGCCAGCCCGCGAGCCGGACCGCGCCGCCGACCCCGAGCACGGACCACCAGCGGTGCGCGCCGAAGTCGGCGCAGGGGAGAAAGGTCTTCGTGCCGGTGAGGTTCGTGTCCAGGGCCACGTTCGTGGCGCGCCAGAGCGCGCCGTCGTCGGACCAGTCCAGCTGCATCCGGCAGGGGGCCGCGCCGACGGGCTTGACGAACAGGGCGGCGGCCACGTCGCGGGCCGAGCCCAGGTCGAGCACGAGGCGGCAGGCCTCGCCGGTGATCTCGCAGAAGGTGGCCGGGTCGGCGTCGAGCACGTTCGAGGCCGGATGCCCGGCGGTCTCCGTCCCGGTCACGGAGAGCGTCCCGGCCAGCGGGGAGCAATGGTGGTCCTGATACGGGCCGGGAGAGAAGAAGCGGAGCCCGGCCAGGCCGAAGGGCTCGGCCGAGGCCACGGCCCAGCGGTCATGCGCGCCCTGGCCCGGCCGGAGGCGCAGGCCGAGCCAGGAGCCGCCCCAGGCGGGCAGTTCGGCGGCCAGGCCGCCGTCCAGGAGCTCCCCGCCCGGCGCGGCGGCCAGCATGGCCCGGGTCCAGGCCGCGCCGTCGTCGGAATGCTGGACAAAGAGCCGGATCGTCTCGCCGACCGCCTGCAGGGGAAAGACGGCCGCGAGGTCCAGCTCCGCCGGGGCCGCGAGGCGGATGCAGGCCCGGTAGACCCCGCCCTCGGGGGCGTACTGGACCGGGCCGAAGCCCTCCGCGTCCGGGTCGGGCAGCCCGGCCGGGTCCTCCCAGGATGGGGCCGGAAGCCGCCCCGAGGGCGGGGTGTCGTTGAAGAGCGTCTCCCAGCCGGTGTAGTGGGCCACGCCGTCGGGGGTCTCGTACCCCTGGATGACGATCCGGCGGCGCTGGAGGTCCGGGCACTCCCACCACTCCTCCTCCACGGACTGAGAGCGGAGGACGCCCGCCTCGCTTCCCAGGGACTGCTCGCGGGTGAAGGTGTGGACGCAGCCGCCCGCGTCCTCGGTCCACTCCCCGCTCTTGTACCGGACCCAGTCCAGCTCCTCGGCGGGCGCGCTCACCTCGCCGTAGCTGCCGGTGTTCTCGTCCCAGATGTTCTCCGGCGGATATTCGGCGCTCGCCGCGCCGCTGTGGAAGTACTGGCCCGTCTCGAAGACGCGGCCGCACCCGACGGCCACGGCGGTGTTCGGCTCGGAATAGTGGCCGTTGCTGTCCGGCGGCAGGCAGTGGCGGTCGCAGAAGTCGTGCGGGCAGGAGGGCGTGAACATGCGGCGCAGGCCCGGGGCCTTGATGGTCGTGAACACCGGCTCGCAGGTGAGCGTGGCGGTGATGCCCGCGAACTCGCAGCCGAGGACCCGGCCCTGCCAGACCACGTTCGCGCCGCCGTCCTCCAGGCGCAGGATCTTGAGGCGCACGACCCCGTCGGGCGCGCCCGTGGCGAAGAGCGCGGCCGGGCCCACGCCGATGGGCGCGGTGACCTTGTGCTCGGTGCGCGAGGCGTCGCCGGACTGCTCCGTGTCGCCCCGGGACAGGCCGGGCAGGACCGCGTAGACCTCCCCGCCGTGCTCCTGGGGCGCATCCGCCGAGGTGTAGCGCCAGACCGTGGAATAGAAGGTGAATTCGTACAGCTCCACGGCGCTCACA